GCAGCGACGATCAACCCTTTGCGAACTTCCAGAGGTGTGAAGCGATGGGGATCACAACCACTGAGAAGGGGTTCCTGGTACGCCTCACTGACAAGTTCTCTCGCCTAAGTACCTTCTGTGAAACTGGTTCCTTTCAGGTTGAGGACGAATCCTTCAGGGATACTTTGATAGATATCATCAACTACGTGTGCCTGATGGGGGCGTATGTCCGGTCCAAGAAGGACGCAAACGATGAATAAAGGCCATGTATATGAAAGAACTCCTCAAGTTTCTCGTGAATTAATCGAGTGGCTTGAGGAGCAATTCCCACTGAAAAGTCCTGAACTGGATACCCAAGAGCGGGTAATCTTTTACGCGGTCGGGCAAAGGTCCGTTGTGGATCACCTCGCCGCAGTTTTCAAAGAGCAGAACGAAACAATTCTGGAGTCCCCGTGATGTGTATGTCTTCACCCTCAATGCCGCCAATGCCACCACCACCACCGCCAGCCCCCCCACCACCGGAACAAACGGCGGAGACTGCGGGATCGCCCGGTAGTGGTAAAGCAAGGCGTACCGGAACCGCATTGAGAAAACGACGGCAAGGTGTTTCGGGGTTGAAGATTGGGTTTGATAATGTTGGTTCTGGCTCAGGTGTTGGTGGAGCATATTGATGGATAGTGCACGGGGTCTCTATACAAAGCTGGAGACCCAACGGTTCTCCTTCTTAGAACGTGGGAGAGACTGTTCTCGGTTGACTCTTCCTACGGTGATCCCAGATGAGGGGCACAGTTCAAACAAAAAATTTGCTTGCCCTTTCCAGGGGGTGGGCGCACGCGGGGTGAATAACCTCGCCTCCAGTCTCCTCCTCAGTCTCCTCCCACCGAACGCTCCATTCTTCCGGCTGGTCCTAGACGATCAAGCTCTCCGGCAGGTCGAGGGAATCCCAGACGTAAAAACTGAAATTGAGCGGTCACTCGCTGATATCGAGAAGGCCGTGATGAAAGAGGTTGAGACGAACAATGTTCGCGTCTCCCTCTTTGAAGCCCTCAAGCATCTCATCATCTCAGGTAACTGTTTGATGCACTTCCCCTCAGATGGTGGGGTGCGGGTCTTCCCCCTTGCGAGGTACTGCGTTGAACGCGACCCGATGGGGAACCCCCTAAAGATTGTTACGAAAGAAAGTGTCTCCCCACTCGCCCTGCCTGAAGAAATCAAGGGTGCTGTTGGAGCCATCTCACCAAACACCGATGGATCGGTAGACCTATACACTTGCATACATAAACGAAATGACTCGAAGTGGGAGGTCCACCAAGAAGTCGGTGACGCTGAAATTCCAGGTTCTCGCGGTACATACGCAGATGACAAGTTACCCTTCCTCCCGCTCAGGATGTACAAGGTGGAGGGTGAGAACTACGGAAGAGGATATGTAGAGCAATACTTGGGGGATCTCCGCTCATTAGAGGGGTTGACCCAAGCGATTGTGGAAGGTGCTGCGGCTGCTTCCAAGATCCTGTTCATGGTCTCACCGAACGGGACCACGCGTGCGAGAACACTTGCGAAAAGTCCCAACGGGGCCATCGTTGAAGGGAGTGCTCAGGATGTCACAGTGCTACAGAGTCAGAAGAGTGCTGACCTCTCGATTGCTGCGAGTACGGCTCAGACCATTACGGATCGCCTTGCTTATGCGTTTCTCCTCACTGAAGGGACCATCCGGCAAGCCGAACGAGTAACCGCCGAAGAAGTCCGCCTCGTTACCCAGTCGATTGAGCGTCAACTTGGTGGTGCTTTCTCCCTGCTCTCACAGGAATTACAACTTCCGCTGGTCAACCGGATGATGGCGAACCTTCAGAAGAAGAAGAAACTTCCAAAACTCCCGAAGAAATACATCTCACCTGCTATCATTACGGGTATCGAGGCGTTGGCTAGAGGTAGTGACCTCAACCGTCTCGACTTCTTCCTACAGGGGATGGCCCAAACCGTGGGTCCAGAAGCGATTGCTCAGTATGTTCATCTCGGGGAATACATCAAACGACGCGCAACTGCTCTTGGTATCGACACCCAGGGTCTCATCAAGACTGAAGAAGAACTAATGATGGAAATGCAACAAGCCCAGCAGGATGCTGTGGTTCAACAATACGGCGGACAGGTGATGGGCATAGCGGATCAACAGTTCCGTGATTCTCAGAAGGCTGAAACCGACGTAGCCAAGGAGATGGTAAAGAATGGCTGAGCGAGTACAAATGGAGATGGGGGTCACAGGCCCAGAAGCACCAACCGAGGAGGTGAGTGATTCACAAGAGCAGGTATCGGAACGACCAGAGTGGTTGCCGGAGAAGTTTGAATCTCCAGAAGCACTTGCCAACGCCTATGGCGAATTGGAATCCAAACTGGGAACCTCGCCCTCCGATGAATCTGTTACCGAGTCCACTGAATCTCTCTCCGGGTCTACGGGCATGTCCGTTGAAAGTATTTCGGAATACACTCAAGAGTTCGCTGAGACTGGTGAGTTGTCTGGTGAGTCTTATGAGGAGATCCAGAACGAGTACGGTATCCCCGAAGATATTGCCCGCGCTTATGTGGAGGGCCAACGTGCTTTGATCACTCAGGCTCAAGGAGCCATCTTCAATGAAGTTGGTGGACAAGAGCAATATGGTGAGATGATCGAGTGGGCCAGAGAGAACCTCTCAGAAGAAGAGGTGGGTTCCTACGATCAGGTTATGGACTCCGGGGATATGAATGCTGCAACGATGGCTGCTCGTGGTCTGGCTGCACGTTACGCTCAAGCCACTGGAAGCAACCCCAGTCTTCTTAAAGGTACTGCTCCATCCACTAAGGGTGGCAATCCGTTTCGTTCGTGGAATCAAGTATCTGAAGCGATGCGTGACCCACGTTACTCTAAGGATCCTGCGTTTCGTCAAGAGATTCAGGATCGTCTCGCAATATCTCAACTTTGAGGTGATCAATGAAACCCGGAATTAAAACTACTGAGTTCTGGCTTGCTGCTGCTGCCACCGTTGTTGGTGGTCTCATGGCATCTGGAGTTATCGCAGAAGATAGCAGTCTTGCTAAGGTTATTGGCATTGCTGCATCCGCTCTGGTGGCTCTTGGATACACAGGTGCACGGCTTGCACTGAAGAAGAAGGTCAGCTGAGAATGTGGGCTGCCATCATGGCTGCATTCTCTTCGATCTTTAAAGTATTTCTAGAACTCATCATGGAGAAGGCGAATGAACCGACTCTCGCAAATGATGCCCCTGAAGTGCCTAAGCGTTATCGTGATGCTTGGGCTGAGCGGGTGCGAAAGTTCAAGAGTCGTATTCGTCCCCGAAAGTGATGGACTGGTGAGGCTTGGCCCTGGAATACGGGGTCATGTCTATTTCTGGAATGGTTCCTCATGGGAACTTTCCGGTAACGAGGTAGACCTCCCTGAAGGGTGGTTTGCTGGTGACGTTCAAATGGATATTCAACCAACTGACTGACGCGGCCCTCTGCGGGGGACAACCGGACTGATCGGGTTAGGAACTGAAGCCATCGAATAACGTCGATGTTTTCAACGTATCTTTAACTCTTTTAGAAAGGAAAGCCTCAAATGGCAGATACATATACTGCTTCACGGCTGGGTCTTGCTCAGGGGGGTTCGGACAACTTCGAGCTGTTCCTCAAGACCTTCAGTGGTGAAGTTCTTTCCGCGTTTGAAGAGCGCAATCTTATGATGCCTCTTCACACCGTTCGTACAATTACGAGCGGTAAAAGCGCACAGTTCCCCCTGACGGGTGTTGCGACTGCCGCATATCACCTGCCGGGTGAGGAACTCGTAGGTTCGTCAATTGACCACGCAGAGCGTGTGATCAATATCGACAACCTGTTGGTGGCACACACCTTCATTGGTAATATCGACGAAGCAATGAACCATGAATATAGTGGCCTCGCAGCGTGAGTTGTGAGTGAAGAACCGTGTGAATTCAGGGAAACTCTCATTGAGACAATCCTGAGCCAAGCCTGTGCAAACAGGAAGGTGCAACGACTATTCCGCAAGGAAGTAGGGTCAAGCGGCCCGAAGCGCACGGCATCTCTACTAGAGATGATGATATAGTCTGATCTGCATGGCGACATGCAGCAGTTCCCTAGAGGAACGCAGGAGATCTCGCAACTCTTCTGGAACAATATGTATGATGTTCGTTCGATTTATTCCCGTGAACTCGGGTTTGCTCTTGCTAACCACGCAGATAAAGCGATCATTCGCTCGATCCTCGCCGGTTCGCTCGATCAGGCTGATGTTCTTGGGAATGCCTAC